AAGCTAAATACCACGCAGTAGAGATACCTGAGGTTAGATTAAAGGTGGCTATCAATGAATAATCCTGAAATGATACCACAAGAGATATCCAAAAGTTCTCTAACATATAAAGAGGTTTGGGAAACTTTATCAAAAATAGATGTTAGTACCTACTTAAACACTAAAGGGCAGTTTTCTTATCTGTCTTGGTCTTATGCTAGGGCAATTTTGAGCCATTTTTACCCACAATATAGGGTTATTTGGCTACCTAGCGAGAAGTTTGAAGATGGCACTATGTTATTAAATTGTCGTGTAGAAATAGACCATTTAAGTAGGGAGCATTGGCTACCTGTGTATGATAACAAATACAATGCGATAGCAAATCCTAATGCTGATGATATTCAAGACAATATGCAAAGATGTTTTGTTAAAACTGTTGCTCTTTTTGGTCTTGGTATTCAAGTTTTTCACAATGGATCAGGCACACCCGAAGAATTAGAGTTAGAAAACCCTAATGAAACGAGTAAAGAGCAATTAGCTAAAGCATTGATATTAATAGATAAATTGGAGATTCAAGATGAAAAATCTAAACCTAAGAAGTAGCCAATTTTCTAATTATATTTTTGGTCAATATACACCAAGAAAAGAAATGTTGGAATTACAATTACAAGGCAAAGAGCCACAGATTCCAAGCCACATGATGAAATATGTAAATTTTGGAAATTTTTCCGAAAAAATGGGTATAGCTTTTTATATAAAAGCATTTAACAAAATACCTAAAGACTATCTCAAAGACCAACAAAACTACATCATTCAAAACTGGCTTAACTTACCTAAAGGCAAGGAAACTGTAAGTATTTCCACAACACCTGATGGGATTTCACAAGATGAAACCCATTTAATTGAAGTGAAATGCTCAATGCGAGATAAGTATGAGCAGTTTAATAAACTTTGGTTGCCACAGGTTGGTGGGCAACAACACATTTTATCTTGTTTGGGTAAAAAAATAGAGAAAACCTATTTAATAAACTATACACCAACAGTTTGCAGAATATGGCAGGTTGATTATAACCAAGATTTTATCAATTACCTAATCAGAAATTTAAGTGAGTTTGCAGAATGTTTGCTTAATCAATACCTTGCAAATGGTCTTGCTGATAAACCTGAACAATTTGAGGGCAATATTGACGAGAGTATTAAATTAATTAAGGAGTATAAATATGGAAATGACTAAAGAACAAGAAGATCAAGCTATGCAAGATATCGAAAAACAAAAAGTATTTGATATAGCAAGTCGTGTTTATTTTGGTATCATCAGACACTTAGAAATTGAGGATCAGATGATAAAAGATAATGGAGATAACACGGAAAACACAGAACAAGGCAAAGACCTTTATTTTACAATAGAGGGAATTGTTGCAAAAGAAAAAGGAATAGACTTATAAATAACTTAAAACAGGAGAAGAAGTAATGGCATACGATAATAAAAAAGAATTTGCTAGTGGGTTGTATATAAACAGTACCCCGTTAACTAGCAACATTGAAACGAGTAAAGAAAATTTTGTTTTCTTTAGAATTGGTATAAACAAAAGAGAATTAATGGATTATTTGGAGAATAAAGACGCAAATGATAAAGGGTATATCAATCTTGACGTTAAAAAATCAGCAGATGGATTAAAAATGTACGCTGAAGTTAATAACTACAAGCCAAGAGAAGATAACCCAATAGATAAAAATAGAGAGCCACAATCAATTTCAAAACATTTACAAGATTTTGAGCAAAAGCAAAAAAAAGACGAATGGGAAAAATCAAAAGAAGATAAGTCTTTTGATGAGCCACCATTTTAATAATAAAATTTACAACAAGGAGTAGAAATGACAAAAGAATCTTATTATGAAAAAAACAAACAACGTATCCAAGAATATGAAAGGGAAAGATACATAAGGCAAAAGGATCAATTCAAATTAAGGTCTAAAAAAGCAAGTGTTCGAGGTAGATTAGCATATGAAATGCTATCAAAACCCAAGAAATTAGAGGTTGATAGAGAAATTGAGAAAATATTCGGTAAATCAGATTGACGCAAACAAAATATTTCTATATTATTATTTAAGACATGGGATAGATAGATTAAATGCACTCTATCGGATAGTAAACCAATGTACAAAGAGGGTCTATCTATCCTAATAAGTTAACATTGGAGATATAAATAATGAGTGAAGAAAAAACAGTAAGCATTAGAGATGAAAAGTTAAATGAAGATTTTTATATGCCTATAAGAATTGGCAAAAAAGAAAACTTTAAAGAATGGTTAATTGAAAATTCAAAAGATATATCTAAAGGTAGATATAGTTTTAATAAATTGGAGATATAAATGAAATTATATGGCTATAACTTAGCAGAAAAAAGAAAATTTGAAGTAGATGTCGAACAGATTTGCGATTGCATAAATCTGGATAAAGGTTTTTCTGATAATTATTTTGTTTATGTAGATAAACGAGATAGAGATTTACACTTCAACGATAACATAAGTTAACAGGAGATATAGATGTATAATTGGAAAGCGACAGACAATGACATTGAGTTTTACTACAACGAAACTTATGACATGTTATGCAAAACAAACCCTAAACTTTATGAAGAAATCGAAAATAAAATAGAAAAATTATACGAAGAATATAAAGGTCAAGATGACACACCTATGTTTAGTGCAGAATGTGATGTATTACATGGTCAGGGTTACTCACTTACAGATAATTGTGAGTGGGTTAAAAAAATATGGGGAAACTTTTACAATTTTGGTCAATTTTGATAATAAACTAACAGTAAGTATTTTCCTCACAGGATCACAGGGATAGTGATCCATTCAATCTTAGTCGTTCATTCAATCAGTTGGCCAAACCTAGCCAATTCAAACTAAATTCAATTAAATCTTAGCTGTAGTTAATTAAATCTAAGATGTAATCTCTAATATTAAGCATATTATAGACAAAAAAAATAAATAAAAAAGAATTAAGATATATGTTGAAATATTCCTTTTAATTTCATATCATTAATACATGAATACATTAATAATTTTAAATTTTGGCATAATTGATAATGTTTTTTTGATCCTTGCATTTTATGTAAGTTATCTAAATATAGAAGATTATTTTAATAATCATCTTAATTTGTCATTAAGCCCATTTTTAATAGGCGTAATAAGTGCTGGAATATCTAACAGTATATCTGATATGTTTGGTTTTTTATTTCAAGCTCAATTTTATTATGCTTTTATTGTATTCTTAGGTTGTATTATAGGAATGATTACAATTCCTATTATGCAATATTTCAAAAAAAACGAGGAAGAAAATGAAAATATTTAATACTAAAAAAATAGAAAACTTTGAAGATATTTTAATCAAAATATCTAACGATCTTAATTTAATTGTAGATTATAAGGTAGTTTCTAATAATTGCTATAATGTTAAATTAAAACTAGATAAGAGTAAAAAATATCAAAGAACAGGATACATGACTTGTAAAAATGGTCAAAAAAACAAGGTTAACGCAGTATGTTGGCATGGTTATCGTGATTTTATGATTGAGTTATATAAAATTAGTGATAATTTCAAAATAAAAACTTGCCATATTTACTATCAAAATAAACAAGATTTTTATAATAGATATGAAGACACAGGCACAGTTAACATAGGCAGTTATATAAAGCCTTTATATTTTGAAGACTCATGCCTTTGCAGTGAAGATATAAGGTTATCAGCATGAATATAGATAAAATAATACAATATCTTGAGGATCAATTAATTAAAAATAAAGCTTCAATAAATGGCATTAATTACATAATTGATCTTCAGGAGAATAGGATACTTTCAAATACATTAGTATTTTTAAGAAAAAACAGAAAAAATATTAAATTATATAAATAGGAGTGTAAAACAATGAAAAGACAAGATATAGATATAATAGAAATAGCAAATAATATATCTACTGATGATATGTGTCATTTAATAAATATATTTTCAAATAGGATAGATATATATATTGGGAGTATAGGCAGTAAAAAAAGTAAAAAACAAGATAACAGAATGATGTTATCAGGGAGTTTAAGTAAAGAAAATCCTGCTTGTTTAAATGGTACATACATTCAAATAAATATGGAATATACAGACAAAGACAATTTATTTATAAATCAATACAAAGATAACATTAAATTATATAAATAGGAGTAAATAGACATGAAAAAACTAGATATAGGTAAACATCATCAAGACAAGATAAGAAAACAAGCTAATAAGAATTCCTTAGAAGCATATTTTCTAGGTGGTTTTCATTTAGTAGATGATGACAAGCAAAAAGAAACCGAGAAATACTTAAAAAGTTTAAGGAGCAAATAAGACAATGAAAAAGCAAGATAAATTAATACAAATTAATCCGATACAATATCAATATAAAAATTATCTTATTGATACTGCATACGATAATAATCAAAATGAGTATTTTGTAATATGGACGCCTGATCTTACTGATATAGTGGGAGAAGATTTCAAAACCATAGAAAAAGCTAAAAACTGGATAAATCAAAATACTTGATAAATAACCATATATAATAAATAACCTCTATATAGAAATATATAGGGGTTTTTTAATGCTTAAAATTCAGGGTACTATCATAAGCGACTACTAACAAAATGCTCAAGATCGAGCTATTATGAGCTGAAAAAATGCAAGGATCCAGCTAAATTGACTAAAAACACTATTAATTCTCTAATCGGGTAAATTACAGATAAAAAAAACCCTTAGAAAAATTCTAAGGGTTTTATCATAATGATCTATTTAACAGTATTTAATATAAGACATACATTTAGGGTATATATCATGCCTTAGATCGTTTGGACTAGGTAAATCATGTCCAATACAACCTTTAGCTGTACCTGGATAATCTTCTAAATGTTTATTAGTCCAATTTTCAACGCCAATAATACCTTTTAAAGCGTCTATTCCATGAAAATCCACCATATAAGCTAAAGATATAGATACTCCCATATAATCTAAATGGTCATAATATTTTCTAACTATTTTACTAGCTTTATCTCTTAATACTCTATATTCCTCGTTAGATATATTATTATCTTCTCTCATTTTATCTATTTTATCATAGTCTACTTGTCTATCATCACATGTTAGTGTTGTCATATTTATCCTCGTTGTTTTGTTTCATATTGTTTTCTTTTATTTGTTTTAAAGATATTTGTATTAGTGTATTTAGATGATTATTTGTCAATAATCTTATACCTTTAACGTAATTAGTTTTTAATAAAGCATCTTTTATATGTTTATCTGGTAAACCCCACGATTTGAGTAGTGCTATTTCTTCTGTAATTTTATTTTGTATCTTTTCTATATTCATTTTTTTACCTCTTCTTTTTTTATGCGTATTATATCTTCTTCATAAATTTGCAAATCATATAGATAACTTAATAATTCATCTCTATTTTTTACAAAAAAATCCAAAACAACTACCCCATAAAAAAAACCATCATCAGAAAATATTTCTTCTTTGGGGAAATGTTTATAAATGATATTTAATAATGGTTTTTCATTAATTCCTATTAATACTTGATATTGTTTATTTAGTTTCATTTTTTCCTCACTATTGTTTATTGCTTTATCTGAAAGATAAGAAATATTTTTGTATAAGTCAACATATATTACTTGTCTAAGAATAAAATATTCCAGGATCGGCTCGGCAAAAGACTCTAGAGCCAGTATCTACTATACATACATAGATAAGATACAAGTAATATATAGCTATTATAGTCATTAGACTTATAAAGGTATTCTTATATAGGTAGATTATGGTATCCAGAATAAACTATTATAGTTGCTAACACTCCCCTTAAATAAAAATATATACGCCACTAACAGAAATAATATACATATCTACTACTAAAAGATAACGGATCATAACAAGTCTATTAGAGGATCCTAAGAAAATAAGAATATTAGAGAATCATTGATTAGAATATTATTATATTAGAGAATGGCAACCCCCTTTTGTCAGATCAGATTATATATATAGTCTCACCCAAACTATGGTGGGAAATATAAGACCATTAGCACTCACTAATATACTAGATATGGCC